CTCGAACTATCAGTAATCTGGTTCATGGCGTGATCTCCCTGGCGGTTGCTGCCGCCGGTTGGGTGGGTGTCAGTTCACCCGGAGATTACGCCGCCATCGAATTTCCACCAACTCCGAGACACGACCCTGAGCCGGGCGGCATCTACACTTGCGAGCCGCGAATGGCGCAGGACATCCTGCAGGCTGCGGCGCGCGATCTGCTGTCGATGCAATGAAAAACCGCCGCCCCGGGTGGGACGGCGGCAATGGATCTTCGGCGGCAAACCGATCAGGCAGCGGGCAGTCGATAGACCCGTCCGCGCCCCTCGACCTTTTCTGAGGTCACTTCGAGGCCACGTTTCTTCTTCAGCGCCCCGGCCATCGCACCGCGCACCGTATGCGACTGCCAGCCCGTTGCGGCGGTGATCTCCTCAATGGTCGCGCCGTCCGGCGCGCGCAGCATGGCGATCAGCGTGGCCTGCTTGGTCCCCTCGCGCGGCGTGCGCGCCTTGGGCGCGGCTTGGGGTTCGGTGGCGGTATCCGGCGCGGGCGCGTCGCTCGGCACTTCGTTGGCGCCCGTGGACGCGGTGTTCGCGTCCTCGGGCTCGATGCCAACGGCGGTGAGGCCTGCATCTGTGGCAACCAGCGTGGTGCCGTGTCCGTCGCCGGTTTCGCGCCACATGGGTTCGCCCTTGCGCAAGTCGGCGTCGACTTCTTCGAGGTAGCCCTTGGCGATCATCGCGCCGACCACCTTTGCGGCGGCACCGCCGCGCAGGCTTTCGGGCAGCGGCAGGGCGATGCGCTCGGGCCGCTTGGCGGCGGCGCTCAGGATCAGGGCTTGGGTGTCGGTAAGCTGGGTCATCGTCGTCTCCGTATCGGGGCGCGCGGAATGCGAGCCCTTCTACGAGGCCAAGCCCCGCAGTGCGGGGATGGCGCGATGGCTAAGTGGGCTACTCGGCGTGTTCGCCTTCCTTGAAGGCGCTGTCGGTGATCTCGCGCAGCTTTGCGCGGTAGTGGTTCAGGGTGCCGACGTGCCCCCAATGGATCTCGTCAGGGCTGGTCTCGAAGTGGTCGGCGCTGAGGGTGGCGAGGCGTGCCAGCATCGCGTCGATCTCGAACTTGGCGGCGAGGAATGCGTCGAGGGCTTTCGTGTTGTCGGTCGCGCGGTGGGTCATCTTGGTGGCTCCTTGGTCGGGTTGCATCGTTGCGTTGGACCCACGTTCGCTCTGGTCGCGATGCTTATCAACTGAATAAGCATCTGTTTTTGAATGATAATCGGAGCCGCCAATGCAGGGCATGAGCGAGCGCCAGTACGCCGCGCATGTCGGCCTGTCGCGGGGCGCGATCCAGAAGGCGAAGACCGCCGAACGGCTGGTACTGTTTGCCGATGGCAGCATTGATGCCGGGGCCAGTGATGTGCGCCGGGCGGAAACCACCGATCCGTCGAAGACCCGGAAGCCGCCCGAACCGAAGCTGAATCCGGTGCCCGAGGCGGCCATTGCTGCTGTCGGCGACACCTTGCGCGAACAGGGTTTGGCGGTGCCAGCGGTTGGCGGGGGCACGACATATCTGCAGGCGAAGACCGCCAACGAGGTGCTGAAGGCACAGGAGCGTCGGATCCGGCTGCAAAAGTTGAAGGGGGAGTTGATCGAGCGGGCCCGCGCGCTGTCGCTGGTGTTTCGGCTGGCGCGCGAGGTGCGGGATGCTTGGGTAAACTGGCCTGCACGGTCGTCGGCACTGATGGCGGCGGAACTGGGCGTGGAACCGGCCGTGATGCAGAAGGCCTTGGAAAGACATGTCCGTGCCCACCTCGAGGAACTTGCCGAGGTCCGGCCCGATTTCCGGTGAAACTGGCGAAGACCTGACCGATTTCGACGGCGCGACAGAAATCCTGCGCACCTGGGGTGCGGGGCTGACACCCGATCCGGATCTGACAGTCTCGCAATGGGCGGACAAGCATCGGATGCTGTCGGGCCGGGCTTCTGCCGAACCGGGACGGTATCGCACGGCGCGCACGCCTTACATGCGCGAGATCATGGATCGGCTGTCGCCCGGCGATCTGATGCAGCGCATCGTGTTCATGAAGGCCGCACAGGTCGGCGCGACCGAGGCCGGGAACAACTGGATCGGCTTTGCCATCCACCAGGCACCGGGGCCGATGCTGGCGGTCCAGCCGACCGTGGAACTGGCGAAACGCAACTCGCGGCAGCGGATCGACCCGCTGATCGACGAAAGCCCTGACCTGCGCGAGAGGGTCAAACCGGCGCGGTCGCGCGACGCGGGCAACACCATGCTGTCCAAGGAGTTTGCGGGCGGCATCCTGATCATGACCGGGGCCAACTCGGCGGTGGGCCTGCGCTCGACCCCGGCGCGTTACATCTTTCTCGACGAGGTTGATGCCTATCCGGCCTCGGCCGACGAGGAAGGCGATCCGGTCACGCTTGCCGAGGCGCGGTCGCTGACCTTCGCGCATCGGCGCAAGGTGTTCCTTGTCTCGACGCCCACGATCCGGGGTCTGAGCCGGATCGAACGGGAATACGAGGCCTCGGACCAGCGCAGGTATTTCGTACCGTGCCCGCATTGCGGGGCGATGCAATGGCTGAAGTTCGACCGGCTGCGCTGGCAGAAGGGCAAGCCGGAGACGGCGGAATATCACTGCGAGGGCTGCGATGCGCCCATCGGCGAGCATCACAAGACGGCGATGCTGGAGGCTGGCGAATGGCGCGCGACCGCCACGGCCGCCGATCCGACCACGGTCGGATATCACCTGTCGGCGCTCTACTCGCCGATCGGCTGGCTGAGTTGGGAGCGGATCGTGCGGTCATGGGAGGCAGCCCAAGGGTCGGACGAGGCGATCAAGGCGTTTCGCAACACGATCCTTGGTGAGACTTGGGTCGAAACCGGGGAAGCTCCTGACTGGCAGCGACTCTATGACCGGCGCGAGCGCTGGAAATCCGGCACGGTGCCAGCGGGCGGGTTGTTCCTGACCGCCGGGGCCGACGTGCAGAAGGACCGGATCGAGGTTGATGTTTGGGCCTGGGGGCGCGGTCTGGAAAGCTGGCTCGTCGATCACGTCGTGATCGAGGGCGGGCCGGACCGGCATGATGCGTGGTCGGAGCTGACGACATTGCTGGACCGGTCCTGGCCCCACGAACGTGGCGCGCATCTGCGCATCGCACGGCTTGCCATCGACACCGGCTACGAGGCCCCGGCGGTCTATTCCTGGTCGCGGGCGCAGGGGTTTGGGCAGGTATCGCCGGTGAAGGGCGTCGAGGGGTTCAACCGCTCGAGCCCAGTCTCGGGGCCGACCTTCGTGGATGCGACCGAGGGCGGCAAACGCCTGCGGCGCGGGGCGCGGCTCTGGACGGTGGCGGTGTCGACCTTCAAGGCCGAGACTTATCGCTTCCTGCGGCTGGCGCGGCCGACCGAGGAGGACATGGCCGACGGGGCCGCGTTCCCGCCCGGCTCGGTGCATCTGCCGCATTGGGTCGAGAACGAATGGCTGAAGCAGTTCGTGGCCGAACAGCTGGTAACAGTTCGCACCAAGCGCGGCTTTGCCCGGCTGGAATGGCAGAAGCTGCGCGAGCGCAACGAGGCGCTGGATTGCCGGGTCTATGCCCGCGCCGCCGCCTGGATCGCGGGCGCGGACCGCTGGACCGACGAAAAATGGCGCGACCTCGAGGACCAACTCGGGGCGACGCCAACGGAAATGGATGGCGCGGGGCGGGTCAACCGGCCGCAAGCCGCACCCCAGGGAAAACGGCAGTCGGACTGGCTTGGCCGACGCGGAGGATGGTTCTGACATGACCGACTGGACGCAAACGGAGTTGGCGGCCCTGCGCCGGGCCTATGCCAGCGGTACGACGCGGGTCAGCTATGACGGCAAATCAGTCGACTATGGCTCCGCAGAGGATCTGCTGGGCCGCATCCGGACCATCGAACGTGCCATCGCGGGGACCGCACGGCCGCTGCCTGTGGCCGGGCTGGCGGGCTTCAGCCGTGGGGATCGCTGATGCCCGCGAACTGGATGGACCATGCCATTGCCTCGGTCGCCCCGCGCATGGCGGCCCGCCGCGTGCTGGCGCGGCAGGCCTTCGAAACCCTGACGCGAGGCTATGACGGCGCGTCCAAGGGGCGGCGCACCGACGGGTGGCGCGCGCCGGGGTCCTCGGCCGACACCGAGATCGGCGTGGCGGGGGCGCTCTTGCGCGACCGGATGCGTGATCTCGTCCGGAACAACCCGCATGCGGCCAAGGCGGTGGCGGTGCTGGTGAACAACATCATCGGGTCGGGCATCATGCCCCGTGCCGCCAGCGGCGATGACAAGCTGGACCGCAAGGTCGACGCGATCTTCGAGCGGTGGACGGCGGATTGCGACGCCGACTGCCAGCTAGATTTCTACGGGCTGCAGACGCTGATCTGCCGTGAAATGGTCGAGGCGGGCGAGGTGCTGGTGCGGCGCAGGCTAAGGCGGGGCAGCGATGGTCTGGCGGTGCCGCTGCAATTGCAGGTGCTGGAGGCTGACTTTCTTGACGCCACCAAGTCCAGCAACGTCGGCGCGGGGCGCATCGTGCAGGGGATCGAGTTCGACCCGGTCGGAAAGCGCCGCGCCTATTGGCTGCACACGGAACACCCCGGCGATGCACATGGTGCCTTGCGCGGCGGGCTCGACAGCCGCCCGGTCCCTGCGACCGAGATCGCCCATGTCTACGAAAAGCAGCGCACGCAGGCACGCGGCGTTCCCTGGGGCGCTCCGGTGATCCGCAGCTTGCGCGATCTTGACGACTACGAGGTGGCGGAACTGGTCCGCAAGAAGACCGAGGCCTGCGTCACCGCCATCGTCTTTGGCGACGACGAATCCCAACAGGGCATTGCGCCCACCGTGGTCGATGCCGACGGCAACCGGGTCGAGCAGTTTGAACCGGGGCTGATCGCATATGCACGCGGCGGCAAGGACATCCGGTTCAACCAGCCGTCGGCCACCGGTGGCTATGGTGAGTACAAGCGGGCCAGCCTGCACACGATCTCGGCCGGGTTCCGGGTGCCCTATGAGTTGCTGACCGGCGATCTCAGCCAGGTCAACTATTCCTCGATCCGGGCGGGGCTCGTGGAGTTCCGCCGTCAGATCGACGCGGTCCAATGGCAGCTGTTCATCCCGATGTTCTGCGCCCCCGTCTGGCGCTGGTTCATCGAAGCTGCATGGGCGGCTGGGCAGATCCCGACACCCGACGTGCCGGTCGAATGGTCGCCACCGAAGTTCGAGGCTGTCGATCCGCAGAAGGACGCAATGGCCAACCTGCTGTCGATCCGCTCCGGCACCATGACGCTGGCAGAAGTGATCGCCCGGCAGGGCCGCAACCCCGACGCGGTGCTGGCGGAAATCGCCGCCACCAATGCGAAGCTCGATGCGCTCGGGTTGGTTCTCGACAGCGACCCGCGCCGAGTGACCAAGACCGGCAGCGCCCAGACGAGCGACCCGGCCAGTGAAACTGCCGACCCCCAATCCGATGCAGAGGAGAAATAGGGCCATGCCCGACACGATCATGGCGGCACCGGTCGCCCTGCCGATGCAACTGCGGCGCGCGCCCATCCTGCCCGCGACCGTCAATACCGAGACCCGCTCGGTCGATGTGGTCTTCACTACCGGCGCGGCCGTCCGGCGGCGGCGCTGGACCGGCTGGGACACATCCGTGCCCTTCGATGAGATTCTCGACGTCAGCGACAGGGCGGTGGATCTGACGCGCCTCAATGCCGGTGCACCGGCGCTCGACAGCCATTCCGTTTGGTCCTCGCATTCGCAAGTAGGTGTGGTCGAGCGCGCCTGGATCGAAGGCACGGAAGGCAAGGCCACCATCCGCTTCCCGCGCGAAGGGCTGGATCAGGCGGCTGACCGTATGTTCGGCCTGATCAGCGACGGCATCATCCGCAACGTCTCGGTCGGCTATTCCATCGAGAGGGTGAAGGTGGTCGAGCCCGCAGCGAAGGGCGAGGTCGAGCAACGCATCGTCGAGCGCTGGACTCCGCTTGAGGTCAGCTTCGTGACCGTTCCCGCCGATCCCCGCGCGCAGGTGCGCGCTGCCGATCAGGCCAGCTATCCCGTCGAGATCGTCGACACCCGCATGCAGAAGGAGGCTTCCATGCCTGACAGCACGACCACCGTGGCCGGGGATGTCCCCGCCAGCAATGAGACTCGCCAACAATCTGTCGCGCCCCCGGCGATCTCCGAACCGACTGCTTCGCGCATGCTGGAACCGCCTGCCGTCCCCGACACCGAAGCCATCGCCAGCCGGGCGCGCGAGGGTGAGCGCGACCGCGTTTCCACCATCTACGACCTCGCAGGCCGCCTGAACCTCGAGCGCGGCTTTGCCGAAGATCTGGTCCGGCGTGGCGTCACCGTCGATGAATCCCGCCGCCTGATCCTCGATCAGGTCGCCGCCAGGTCGGATGAGACCCGCACCTTCCCGCATGTCTCGATCCCCCTCGGCGGCCGGGATGAACGCGTGACCCGCCGCGACGCCGTGGCCAACGCGCTGTTGCACCGCTACAGCCCGACGCTGTTCCAGTTGGACGATGCCGCCCGCCAATACCGCGGCATGTCGCTCCTCGAACTGGCGCGCGAAAGCCTGACCAATGCCGGGGTCAACACGCGCGGCCTGTCGCGCGACGAGGTGGCGACGCGCTCGCTGCATTCCACCTCCGACTTCCCCGAAATCCTGTCCGCCGTCACCAACAAGACCCTGCGCCAGGCCTATGAGACCTATCCCCGCACTTTCATGCTGTTCTGCCGCCAGGTGTTGGCGACCGACTTCAAGTCCATGCACCGTGTCCAGCTGGGCGAGGCACCCCAGCTTCTGGAGGTCGGCGAAAGCGGCGAGTTCAAGCGCGGCACGCTCGGCGAGTCCAAGGAGAGTTACAAGGTCAAGACCTATGGCCGGGTCGTCGCGATCACCCGCCAGACCCTGATCAACGACGATCTGGATGCCTTCACCCGCATCCCGGCGATGTATGGCAACTCCATCGCGCAGCTGGAAAGCGATGTGGTCTGGGGCATCATCACCGCCAACCCGGCGATGGCCGACGGCAACGCGCTGTTCCACCCCACTCACAGGAACCTGGCCGCGACCGGCACGGCGCTGGCGGTCGATGCGGTGGGGGCAGCGCGGGCGGCCATGGCGCTGCAGACCGGGTTCGACAAGAAGACCGTGCTGAACATTCGCCCCGCCTACCTGATCGTTCCCGCCGCACTGGAACTCAGGGCCGAGCAGCTCGTGGCCCAGAACCTTGTTCCCGCCACGCCCGCAACCGTGGTGCCGCAGTCGATCCGCTCGCTGAGCCCGATCAGCGAACCGCGCCTCGATGCCGCGAGCCCGACCGCCTGGTATCTCGCAGCCAGCCCGAACCAGATCGACACCATCGAATTCGCCTATCTGGAGGGTCAGCAAGGTGCCTACGTCGAGACCCGCAACGGCTTCGACGTCGATGGGGTGGAGATCAAGTGCCGCCTCGACTTCGGTGCCAAGGCCATCGACTGGCGCGGCCTCTACAGAAATCCCGGCGCTTAAGCCGGGAAAATTCCCTCACCTGAACCCCGACAGGCGGCCCTCGCGCCGCCTGTCTCCATGTTCGCGAAAGGACATCCGCGATGAAGAACTACGTCCAGCCCGGCAATACCATCACCCTGACCGCGCCCTATGCTGTCACTTCCGGCGACGGCCTGCTTGTCGGGTCCATTTTCGGTGTCGCTTCCGGCACCGCTATCCTTGGCGATTCGGTCGAAACAGCCGTCGAGGGCGTCTACGATCTGAAGAAGGTTGCGTCTCAGGCTTGGGCCGCAGGTGACAGGATCTACTGGGACAACACGGCAAGGCAGACCACCAAGACCCTGACCGCGAACACGCTGATCGGCGTGGCAACCGAGGCCGTGGCGGGTGGGGCCACCGACCTGATCGGCCGGGTGCGGCTGAACGGCGCGTTCTGATGAGCGCCTTCGCCGCCGCCGTCGGCGCGCTTTTCGCCGATCCGAACGTGGGGCGCGACGCTGTCTACATCGCCGACGGCGGCGCGCCCGTTCTGGTGCGCATTGTCGCCCGGCGTGCCGATGCCGTCACCGACTTCGGCGATGCCCAGCTATGGTCCGAAACCACCCGCGTCGACCTGCGTGTCGCCGAGGTGGCGAGCCCGAGCCCCGGCGATCGGATCGAGATCGACGCCGAGGCATTCCTCATTCAGGGCGAACCCGTCCGGGATCGCGAACGGCTTATCTGGACCGTGGATTTGCGCCCGGCATGAAACTGAAGCTCGCCATCGATCCTGACATCGTTGCCTTGATGGCAGCCGAGGTCGCGGCGGGCGAAGGCGCTGTCACAGCGGCCATGCGTGAGGCTGGCACCAGCCTGAAATCCGCCTGGCGCAGCCAGATCACCCTCGCGGGGCTGGGCACACGCCTCGCCAACTCGATCCGCTCCGCCAACTTTCCGAAGTCCGCTGAAAGCCTGAACGCGGCTGCCCTGGTCTGGTCGAACGCCCCGGTCATCATCGGCGCACATGACACCGGCCCGCTGATCCGCTCGAAAAACGGGTTCTGGCTGGCGATCCCAACGCCTGCGGCTGGCAAGTCCACCCGCGGCGGCCGGATCACCCCCGGCGAATGGGAACGCCGGACGGGCTTGCGTCTGCGGTTTGTTTATCGCCGCCGGGGCCCAAGCCTGCTGGTGGCCCAAGGGCGGCTGAACACCAAAGGTCGCGCTGTGGCGTCACGGTCGAAAACCGGCCGGGGCGTCGTGACCGCACCGATCTTCCTGCTGGTGCCGCAGGTCAAGCTGCCGAAGCGGCTGGATCTGGCGCGGGATGCAGAGCGGGCGGTGGACGGTCTGACGGGGCTGATCGTGGCGAACTGGGTAGACGTTAGGTCGGGTCTTTGATCTGAGCACACCATGGCTCAGCTAGAGAGAAAGGATCGAAAACCGGCTTGAGCCTTTTGTGCTAGCTCGGGAGGCACATCCGCATCCGAGGTGAATTCTCTCCAGCGATCAGCTGCCGCCTCCACCTCCCGTAGGATGTCGTCGGTTTTTCGAGGTTTGAGATCGGCCATCTTGCCGAATCGGTGAAGGTCGTCGAGGTCAAACTTGTCAGCTTTTCCGCTAAGGGTCATCTGGTGAGCGTTGGTCCATTGGCCTTCTGGGTTGTGGGCATAGACAACATCAAAGGCTGGCGCGAGACGCCATTCGCCTTTCTTGTTCATAAGGAAAGCAATGTTCTTCACGTGGTCATCTTGGTTTCGAATCACCAGATTGACGAAAGCCCGTCGGACCATCTGTTCGAGGGACTTCTGCCCCATCTCAAGCCGTCTGATCGTTTCGAGTGCTTGTTCGTAGGAGTAAGCGCGGGGCTGGTTGAAATCGAAATGGCGCATTGCGCCGAGCGAGAGCACATGAAGTTTTTCGCTCTGACCAGTCTCAGCGGTTCCCGTGCGATCAAATCGCTGCGTCATAAAGTGCGCGCGACCGCCTTCGTGATGCAATCGGGACCGCGTCATTTCCACACCGGCGGAGGTTGCCAGAAGATAGCAGGCATACTCGAGTCGGCCGAAGCCCTGCGGGTCGGCAAGGCTATGATCGCCGCTCTTCGAGACCCCGTCGAACTTGAAGAGCCACTGGGTGTACCCGGGACCAGCCTTGATCTGACCGGAGTGGAATTCACCAGTCTTTTCGTTCCAGGCAAGTACGGCCTTGGCACGGGCACCACCGGCCGATGTGCCAACTCTTAGAATCTGCGCCAACGCCTCGGCTTGGTCTTCGCCAGTCATCTGTCCGGTCAGAGACTTTCGGTCGTTCAGAACGCGGTTCGCCAGTTCAACGAGAGGTGCGATATCGACCGGTGTGCCGTCTTCCCGGCGAACACCCGTCGCAGGTTCATACTCGAGTGCCCCCATGCCACGGCGCCCGGTGTAGAGGAGGCGTTCAACCGGATCCATGCTTTCAGCTGTTCGTCCTTGCTCGGAAAGCCAACGGTTAATCAGTGCATTCCCGAACCGATCCGGCAAGCTGTCGGAAAGAAGCCCAGGCAGGCCATGAAAGGTGCCTCGCGGCAGGGCCGGAAAATCGAAGGCACCAGTCCGCAGTGGCATTGTCAGCGGGGCGATTTCGATAGCGGACTGTGCGAAACGGGGGTCATACTCGAAGATGCCAAGATCTCGACTGGGGTCCCAGATGACCGCCCCGATATGACGTCCCCACAGATTCACTGTTGCTCTAGTGGTCATTACTCGCCCCAACTCCACGGTTCATCTTCTTCGGCTCCCGAGGCTGGACGCGCGCGTTGACGTTGATCACCTAGACCCCGAGGATCGAGCGGACTCAATGTGGCAACAGGCACGAGCACAGAAATTCGCTCTTCGAGCCCCAATGCCTTGAGGACGCGGATCAGACTGTCGATGGTTCCGCCTTCGCCAGCTTCCAAGCGGGCGACAACGCCGCGCGAGACTCCGGCTTGCGCCGCAACATCGTCCTGACGCAGGTTGCGTGAAAGCCTGTGGGATGCGAGGCTTGCGCCTAGGTCTTTCGTCAAGACAGCGACTGGTCTTCCGTCCGTCATTTGCGCCTCAATGTTGTAGCGTTATCCTCGGAATGCAAAGATAACGCTTCAAGGTTAGGACCTTGCTTCATCGGAAGGATAGCGCGCCAAAATCGATACGTAAACCAAAAATTTTCACATAGCGTATCAATAATAAAGCTTTCGTCATCTTTCCGGCGCCTGAACTCAAGTTCTGCGCCGTCGTCTAAACGCGAAACCTATTTTCCACCGTACCACTTTCCTTGTGGAACAGAGATCCAGACCGCCAGATGCCCACTCCCCGCGAAACCATCCTCGCCGCGCTGCACGCGCGACTCTCGGCGCTGCCCGCCACCGCCTTACGCGGTGATGTGTTGCCCGAACGCGTGCCTACCGCAGGCCTCCTGATCCTGCGTGACGGCGAGCCGGGGGAGCCCGAGGTCACGCTGTCGCCCCTGCGCTACCACTACCAGCACCGGGCCGAGATCGAAGCAGTTGTGCAGGGTGCTGCCCGTGACGCCACCTTCGACACCCTCAGCGCCAGCATCGGCGCGGCGCTTGCCGCCGACCGCACGCTGGGCGGGCTATGCGATTGGGTGGAGGCGGAAGCGCCTCGCCCGGTCGATCTGCCCGTCGAGGGTGCCGCCAGCCTTAAGGCAGCGGTGATCCCGGTCATCCTGCATTATTCCACGGCCGATCCACTGGCCTGACCCCTCCACGATAGGAGACTACGATGGCACGAGCCCATGGGGCGCGGGCGCAGATGGCGCTTGCGTTCGAATCCGTCTATGGCACTGCGCCCGCCACGGGCTATCGGACGGTGCCGTTCGCCAGCACCACACTCGGCTCCGAACAGCCGCTGATCGCATCGGAACTTCTGGGCCAGGGGCGCGACCCGCTGGCCCCTATCAAGGATGCGGTCACCGCCGACGGCGATGTCGTCGTGCCGATCGACGTCGAGAATCTTGGCCTCTGGCTGAAGGCGGCCTTCGGGGGGCCCACAACCACTGGCACTACGCCCAAGACCCACACCTTCCAGTCCGGCAACTGGACGCTGCCGAGCATGGCCATCGAGACGGCGATGCCCGAGGTGCCGCGCTATGCGATGTATACCGGCTGCGTCTGCGATCAGTTGTCGTGGCAGATGGCGCGGTCGGGCCTGCTGACGGCCACCGCCCGACTGGTGGCGCAGGGCGAGAGCGCCGCTGCCACCACGGCCGCTGGCACGCCGACCTCGCTGGCGCTGCAGCGGTTCGGGCATTTCAACGGGGCTATCACCCGCAACGGCTCGCCGCTCGGCAATGTCATCTCCGCCGAAGTTACCTATTCCAACGGGCTGGACCGCATCGAGACCATCCGCTCGGACGGCCGCATCGATGGGGCCGATCCCGGCATGGCGGCGCTGACCGGTCGGGTCGAGGTCCGTTTCGCTGACAGCACTCTGATCACACAGGCCATCGATGGTACGCCTTGCGAGTTGGTCTTCGCCTGGAGCCTCGGGGCCAACGCCAGCTTCACCTTCACCGCCCATGCCGTCTACCTGCCGCGCCCGCGCATCGAAATCCCGGGCCCGCAGGGCATCCAGGCCACCTTCGACTGGCAGGCGGCCAAGGCCACCAGCCCCGCCCGCATGTGCACCGCCGTCCTCGTCAACACCGTTGTGAGCTACTGATCATGATCAGACTGAACCTGACTGCCGCGCCCGCGTGGCTGACCCTCGCCCCCGGCCTTCGCCTGCAGGTCGCGCCACTGACGACCGCCCTGATGGTTTCGGCCCGCGCCGATCCGGTCATCGAGGCCCTGCCGGACACCGCCACACAAGAAGAATTGGCCCTTGCCATGGCCAAGGCTGTCGCCCGCCGTGCGGTGCTGGATTGGGAGGGAGTCGGTGATGACACAGGTGATGCTGTCCCGGTGTCGCCCGAAGGCATCGATGCCCTTCTGGAAATCTGGCCGGTCTTCGAGGCGTTCCAGACCAAGTACGTCGCCAAAGGCCTGATTCTGGACGCGGAAAAAAACGTCTCCGCGCCCTTGCCGAATGGTCCTTCGGCGGGGGCGACCCTTACTGCGCGGCCTGCACGGGGCGCTGCCTCGACTGCCCCGCAAGACTGAACCGGCCAAAGACGCCTGAGGGCTGGCAGGTCTGGGACCTAGTCGGCCGCCTCTGTGGGCAACTTCGGGTGATCCCCGGAGCCGTACTTGGCTGGGACATGGGCGCGGCGCTGGCAATGGCCAATGCCCTCGGGATCGACGCCCTTATCGCCGCCGAACTGCTGCCCGAGATCGAGGCGGTGATGGTGCGCAAGCTGAACGAACAGATCGGAGAGGGACATGGCTGAGAAGAGGGTCTCTGTCCGACTGGTCGCGGAAGGCGGCCGTCAGGTCCGGGCTGAGTTGGAAGGGATCGGCGAGGCTGGCACGCGCGGGTTTGGCCGCCTGTCCTCAGAGATGGAACTGGCCAACGCCCGGCTCGGCAGCTTCGCCCGCAAGGCCGGTATCGCGCTTGCCGCAGTGACGGCCGCCGCAGCGGCTGCAGGCGTGGCGATGGTCCGCTCGGGGCTCGACGTGATTGGCGCGCAGGCGGACATGGCGGCATCGCTCCGGACAACTGTCGAAAGCCTGCAGGTGCTGACATGGGCTGGCGAGTTGGCGGGCGTGTCGATGGGCGAGATCGAACAGGCCACCAAGAAGCTGACGACACGGTTGTCGGAAGCAGCGGCTGGGTCCGGATCGGCTGTTGGTGCTTTGCAGCGGCTGAACCTGACGGCCGCCGAACTTCAAGCGCTGCCGCTCGACCAGCGCATTGTCGCCATTCAGGAGGCACTGAACCAGTTCGTGCCGGAGGCCGAGCGCGCCGCCGTGGTGTCTGACCTATTCGGTGATCGCGCCGCACTGGCGTTCCTGCGCATCGACTCCGCCACCCTGCGTGAGGCCGCACAGGACGTGCAGGATTTCGGGGTGGCGGTGAGTGCGGCCGACGCGGCGCAGATCGAACGCACCGGCGATGCCATCGCCAAGCTGAGCCTGATCTGGCTCGGCCTGACCAACCGCCTGACCTCTGCTGTCGCCCCGGCGCTGGAAACGGTGGCGAACGCTCTGGCCGACATGGCGCGCGGCACCGGGCCCATCGGCGGCGCAATCGCTGCGGTGTTCGACAATCTGGCACGGCTCGCCACCTTTGGCGCGACATTCGCCGCCTTCATGGCCGGTCGCTGGGTGGCCGGGCTGGCCGTCGCCGCGCTGTCAGTGCGTGGCCTTGCCACCGCACTCGTGTTCCTGCGCGGGGCGCTGATCCGGACAGGGATCGGTGCCCTGATCGTCGGTGCCGGAGAACTGGTCTATCTGTTTTCGCAACTTGTGACCCGTGTCGGCGGCGTGGGCGAAGCGTTCCGCCTGCTCGGTAATCTGGCGAAGGAGGTCTGGTCGCGCATCGGCCTGGCGCTCGACGCAGCCTTTGCCAACATGGCTGCGGGCTGGGAGGGGCTGAAGGCTGCAGGGCTATCGGCCCTCGAAGGCACTATCGCGGGCGTGGTCAGCTTTGGCGACCGGACGGCAGCGATCTTTCAAGGGGCTTACGATGCCGCCGTGGCAATCTGGGGCAGTCTGCCCGGCGCCATCGGTGATTTCGCCTTCCAGGCGGCGAACGGGCTGATCTCGGGCGTCGAAGCGATGCTGAACGGCGTCGTCACCCGCATCAACAATTTCATCAACGGATTGAACGCTGCCTTGGACCTGCTGCCGGACTGGGCGGTGGGCGAAGGCGGAGTCCGGATCGGCACGCTTGACCCGGTGGAACTGGCGCGGATCGGCAACCCGTTTGAGGGCGCGGCGACAGCGGCCGGGGCAGCGGCAGCGGATGCCTTCTCAGCCGCGCTATCCCAGACCTACCTCGAGCCGCCTGACCTCGGACTTGGCGCGATGGCTGAAGATGCCCGCGCCCGCGCTGACGGTTACCGCGAGGCAGCGGGCATGCTGGCCGATGCGGCTGGCCGTCCACTTGCCAGTTGGCAGGCGCTGCGCGACGCGGTGACCGGCACCGGATCGGATGCCGAAACGGCGTTGGCAGATGCCGCCAGTTCGGCGGATGCACTGAACACCGAACTGGGCGACACTGCAGCCGCTGCCGGAAGTGCGGGCGCAGCCGCGCGAGACGCCGGAGCTGAAGCAGCCGCAGGGGCCGACCAGGCCGCAACCGGGTGGGGCGCGATGACTGCCGCGCTGGCCGACTATGCCACCAAAGCGCGCAACATCGGCGGCGATCTCGGCCAGGCGCTGGTCGGGGCCTTCACGTCTGCCGAGAACGCCGTGGGTGAGTTCGTCAAGACCGGCAAGCTCGATTTCCGCGATCTGGTCACGTCAATGATCGCCGATCTGGCTAAGCTGGCGGCGCGGACTTTCATCCTCGGGCCGATTGCCAATGCATTGTCGGGAGCGCTCGGCGGCGCGGGTGGTCTCTTCGCCAACATCCTGCACGCCGGTGGCATGGTCGGATCGCCAGGACCCGGTCGCATGGTTCCCGCGCTGGCCTTTGCCCATGCCCCGCGCATGCATGCGGGCGGATGGGCCGGGATCAAGCCCGACGAAGTTCCGGCGATCCTTCAGAAGGGCGAGCGCGTGCTCTCCCGCCGCGAGGCCGCTGGATACGGCCAAGGTCAGTCCAGCGCGCCTGTGGTCAACGTCACCATCATGGCTCGCGATGCCGAAAGCTTCCGGCAATCGCGCACGCAGGTGGCGAGCGACATTGCTCGCGCCGTGTCGCTGGGTCGGAGGGGCATGTGATGGCATTCCATGAAGTCAGGTTCCCCGACAACATCAGCCGCGGCGCGCGGGGCGGGCCGGAGCGGCGCACCCAGATCGTGGCCCTTTCCTCGGGCGACGAGGAGCGCAACGCCTCCTGGGCCAATTCCCGGCGGCGCTACGATGTCTCCTATGGCGTCCGGCGCGCCGACGATCTGGCGGCGGTGGTCGCCTTCTTCGAGGCCCGCAACGGGAGGCTTTGTGGCTTCCGCTTCAAGGACTGGTCGGATTTCAAGTCCTGCGCGCCCTCGGCGGCGCGGGGCTTCGCCGACCAGCCCCTCGGGACCGGCACCGGATCGAACCGCGTCTTCCAGTTGGTCAAGACCTATGCCTCGGGCGCGCAGTCCTGGACGCGGGCCATCGTCAAGCCGGTGGCTGGAACCGTTCGCGTGGCACTGGGCGGCGTGGAGCAGCTGACCGGCTGGACCGTCGACACCACGACCGGGATCGTCAGCTTCACCACGGCACCGGGATCGGGCGTTGCGGTGGCGGCGGGCTTCGAATTCGACGTGCCGGTGCGCTTCGACAGCGATTCTATGGACGTGAACCTCGACATCGAGCGCCTCGGTTCAATCACCTCGATTCCGCTGATGGAGATCAGACGATGAAAGCCCTCCCCGCCACCCTCCAAGCGCATCTGGACGACGGCACGACCACGCTGGCGTGGTGCTGGCGGATCACGCGCGCAGACGGTGTCGTCCTCGGCTTCACCGATCACGATCGCACCCTGTCCTTCCTCGGCATCAGTTTTGAGCCCGACAGCGGGCTGATCGCCTCGGAAGTCCGCTCGGGCTCGGACCTGTCGGTCGATGCGCAGGATGCCGAAGGAGTGCTGATGTCGGGCCGGATCACCGAAACCGACATCATCGACGGGCGGTGGGACAATGCCACGGTCGAGGCCTGGCGGGTCAACTGGGCCGACACCTCACAGCGCGTCCTCATGCGGCAGGGCAATGTCGGCCAGATCAGGCGCGGGCGGATGGCCTTCGTGGCCGAGGTGCGCAGCATGGCGCACGCGCTCGGGCAGACCGTGGGCCGGACGTTTCAGGCCGCCTGCGACGCTGCCCTCGGCGACGCGCGCTGCGGCGTGAACCTTGAGGCGGCGGGCCTGAAAGGCACCGGCGCGGTCGCCACGCTGCTGCGCGACCGGGCTTTCCTCGCCTCCGGCCTCGGCGGCTTCGCCGACAACCTCTTCAGTTTCGGCACGGTCGAATGGTCCAGCGGGCCAAATGCCGGGCGGCGGACGGAAGTCATGATCCAC